ATCGTTGCGTATAACGCCAATACGTGCGTTGGCGAGCCTGGCGCATGTATTGGCGATATGAGCCGCGATTGCGAGCCTGGCCGATTGGAACATCGGCTCGCTCAGCGATCGTTGCGTATAACGCCAACGCATGCGTTTAACGCCAATGCTCGCTCGCGCCAGCGAACACAAAAAAGCCCTGGCGAACATGACGCTCGCCAGGGCTTGCACGAGAGGTCAGGTCAAGATCACGCTACGCTTTCGTGATCTTGACCTTCCCACTAAAGACGGCCAGGACTACTTGCCGAATTTCCTTTGGCTCGATAGATCGTCCTGCCGCTTTTTCGATCAGGTCCCAGTCCTCTTTCTCGAACCTGACCCAATGGCCACCACTGGAGGCCCTCTTTGCCTCCCTGACGCCCAGGGCGTCAAGATCGATGATTGGTCCTCCCATGACATACCTCCCAATGTTCGTGCCTGGCGGAATTGCCAAGCACGTGATTGCATGATAGCACAATCGAGGTGATTGTCAAGAGGTGCGTTTGCGCAGGCTGCGCCAGCGAGAGCCATGACAAGGCGGGCGAGGCAGCCGGCTTATTAAGTCACCTCCCTCATTCTGCTCTCGCGGAGAGTTCTCACCTCGTCGGCTTCGCAGCTACGCAAAACTACGCTACGCAAAACTACGCTACGCAAAACTACGTAGCGACGCGCAACGACGCTGGCGCAAGCGCGGCGCAAGCGTGGCGCTGGCGCGAGCCGGCGAAGTTGCTACGCACAACTACGTAGTGGTGTGCGCAAGCGCGCCAGCACTGGCGTTTCGTTACGTCACAACGTGGCTTGCGAGGGGCACCAGCCTGCGGCTATCCTGGCGCACGCACACGTCGAGAGTGGTGGAGTGCGCGTCGCTGACGCGCACGCACAGCAAGTCGCGAAAGGAGCACGCGCAGCGTGAGCCGGCGCAAGCCTGACGATCCCCTGGCCGATCTGAAATCCCAGGCTATCTCCGTGCTCCAGCAAGTGCTCACCGGCGCGGAGAGCGACGACGTGCGTCGCAAGGCCGCCGTGGACATTCTCAACTTCCACGGCAAGGCCAAACAGGAAACCCCAGTGACGGAGGAGCAACTTGCCTGGCTTGGACGAGTCCTTGTCGAGGCTGAAGAGGTTCGTAGCCGCCTCGAAGAGCGCACGCTCTAAATGGGAAGAGCTGCGCCAGCTGGCAAAAACGGACCTCTATTTCCTGTGCAAAGGCGTCCTCGGCTTCGCCGACATGACCCCCCGGTTTCATGGCGAGCGCTGCTGGCAGATGCGCAACGTGCAGTTGCCCTATGCACGCCAGCTTGACCTCTGGCCTCGCGGCCATCTCAAGACCCACATCATCACCATCGGCAAGTCCATTCAGGACTACCTCAACAACCGCAACGTCCGCATTCTGCTCGCCGGCGCATCGCTAGACAACGCCAAGAAGAACTTGCGCAAGATCAAAATGATCTTCGAGTCCAACACCCTCCTCCACTGGCTCTTTCCCGAATGCATCCCAAACACCACCTCAGACAAATGGGCCGAGACCGAAATCTGCCTGCCTCGCTCGGCCAACCCTCCCGAATCCACCTTCAAAGCCGTGGGTGTGGGTGGCCAAACCACCGGCTGGCATTTTGACATCTTGCGCAAGGACGACCTCATCGACGAAAAAACCGAGCGGTCGCCAGAGAACATGGAGAAGATCATCGAATGGCACCTGCTGACGAAGAACCTCCTCGAATCGCCAACCAAAGGCGTGGACCATCTCATTGGCACTCGCTGGAGCTCAGGCGACCTCTACCAATACATCATCGACCACGAAAAGGAATACACCGTCAACTGCATCTCAGCCATTGGCCCAGACGGCCAGCCCGTCTGGCCCGAACGCTTCTCGCTCGAAGGACTAATGCAACTGCGCGAGAAGGACCCCTACATGTTTGCAACGCAGCAAATGAACAACCCCCGTGATCAAGCTGTCGTTGACTTCGACGCCCAGTGGCTACGCTACTACCATTTCAGTGATGAGGCAATGAACATCCTGGCGGAGGTAGGATGAGCACTGCACTTGCGCCAGCTAACGCCAGCGTAGCCAAGGCCACCATCGCGGTGCCTCGCTCGTCGCTCGACGTCGTCATCACCTGTGACCCGGCGATCAGTGAGAAGTCCTCGGCCTGTCGCACAGCTATCACAGTCGCTGGCATGACACCCTACCAGAAAATTTTCTTGCTTGAGTACTGGGTTGGCCGCCAGGGTGACCCAGCCAAAATCATCGACCAGCTTCTGGACTTGGCCAGCTTCTGGCAGCCTCGCTGCATCGGGGTCGAGGCCGTGGCCTTCCAGCAAGCCCTCGAACCCTACATCCGGCGTGAGATGGCCAGCCGCGGCCAGCACTACGTGCTCTTGATGCTCAAGCCTGACCGGAATGAGAAGAAGGACCAGCGCATCCTCAGCCTCCAGCCCTACTTCCGGGCCGGCCAGATCTACATCCAGCGCGGCATGTTCGAGTTCATCGAGGAGTACGAGACCTTTCCGCTGGGCCGCACCAGGGACATCCTGGACGCCTTTAGCTACGCCGTGCGACTGCTGGTGCCTCGCAACCCGGCCAAGAAGCCAGGGCTGGAGCAACGGCTCAAGGAACTAGAGCTTCGCGACCCAGTGAGCGCTCGCTACTGGCGTGCAGACGCCGTGCGACGAGGGCTGATTGAGGCAGAGCCTGACCCGCTTGACGAGATGGATGAGATCGAGGTGCCAGCCACCGAGGTGGGAATTGGAGAATTCGTGTAGCTTGGTCCTGTGGCTTGTAGCTTGTAGCTTGGTTCTGTTGCTTGGTCTTGTTGCTTGGTTCTATGGTGCGTAGCTTGGTCCTGTTGCTTGTAGCTTGTGGCTTGTTGCTTGTAGCTTGTGGCTTGTTGCTTGTTGTGCGTAGCTTGGTCCTGTGGCTTGTGGCTTGGTCCTGTCGCGTGTCGCTTGCGGCGACGCAGTCGCTGGCGACGTCGTTGCTGTGGCTTGTGGCAACGCAGTTGCTGGCGTGTTGTGCGTAGCTTGGTCCTGTTGTGCGTAGCTTGTGGCAACGCAAGAACGTCGTGAGCGCTGCGCAGCTGGCGCAACTGGAAGCTCGGCTGGCCCAGCTTGAGGCCCGGCTGGCGCAACTAGAGGCGCGGCTGGCGCAGCCACTGAGCGTGGTGGGCCGGGGCGATACGCCAGACGCCCTCCTCTCCATGCCGATCTTCGACGAGGTCGAAGACGAGCTGGTCGACACTCGCAGGAGTCGCCGAGGTCATGATGAGTCTGATTGACACCTTGTTCGACAAGCTTCTGGGCCAGACGAGCGCTGACGGCCAGGGAGGAGTCTCCACCTACCCCGTTGTCCAACCTACCGCAAGCGCCGACAGCGAGAAAAATCCCTACGAAGATTCACGCAAAGCTGCCTCGCGAGTGCTCGACTTCATCAAAGACTGCGACCGGCTTCGCTGGAGCTTCGAACGCCTGTGGTTCCGCAGCGTCCTCTACTACCTGGGCAACCAGTGGCTGACCTGGGACGCACGCAGCCGGCGTTGGCGCGAGAAGAAGCTGCGCAAGTGGGTCCCCAAACCCGTCACCAACCGCTACGCCAGCACCGTTGACACCATCGTCTCGGCCATCCAAGCCACCAAGGTCATGCCTTCAGCTTGGCCGGCCACCGGCGACCCTGAGGACATTGGCGCGGCCAACGTCGCTGACCGCATCCTCGAAGTCATCTCCGAGGAAATCAAATCCGAGGATGTGCGCAAGCAACTGGCTCGCTGGATGGTGCTCTGTGGCGATGCGTTTGCCTATGTCCACTACGACAAGTCGGACGCCAGCCTCGGCACGGTCCAAATCGCCAGCTTGACCTGCGTCGCGTGTGGCGCAATCGCGCAGCCGCTTGAGTTCGCCGGCGGCTGTCCACAGTGTGGCTCATCGGCCCCTCCTGTCCCAGCGCTTGACGCCAGCGGCCAGCCACTCACGCAGTCCTACCCAAAGGGCCGCATGAAGGTTGACGTGCTGTCGCCACTGCAAGTCTACCTCAACCCAGACCTCCCCCACATGTCCGCCCAAACCCGCTTCACCATCGCACGGAGCTACAACCTCCACTACCTCAAGGAGCTTTATGGCGACAAAGCATCTCATATTAGTCCGGACACTTCCAGTGCAACGCGCACGGCTCAATACTTCATGGAAGCTCTGGCGTTCAGCACCGAGGACTCAGGTTACAATCTCACTGGCGCTTCGCACCGTGATCGTGTCACGATCTACACTCACGTCGAACTCCCATCCGACGAGTACCCCCAGGGCCTCTACGTCGTAATGGCGGCCGACGAGACGGTGCTTGAGCTGGGCGAGTCGCCTCACTACGAGGAGTTCCAGGACGGCACCAAGCACTACTACCTCCCCCTGGTCAAGTTTGGCTATGAAATGGTCCCTGGCCGGCTCTACAGCAAGACGCCAGCCTACGACCTCATCCCCAAACAAGACCAACTCAACCGGCTGGAAAGCCTGATCGAAATGTCAGCCATGAAGGGCGTCTACGTGACCTGGCTCCTGCCAGCCGGCAGCGCCGTGAGCGAGACGAGTGGCGAGCCCGGCCAGCGCATTCGCTACACTCCCACTGGCACTGGTGGCTACAAGCCAGAAGTCATCACCACGTCCCCCTTCCCTGACATCCTCCTCAAATGGAAAGAACAAATCCAGGCCGACTTCGAGGAGCTGGGCGGCACCTTCGACGCCTTGAAGGGCAACGTCCCTCGTGGCGTCAGCGCTGGCTACGCCATCCAACTCCTCACTGAGCGCAGCTACGGCCGATTCGCCAGTGTGTTTGCTGACTGGGAGCAGGGCTGGGTCGAACTCTACTCTATGGCCCTCAAAATGTTCCGCACCTACGTTACTGAAGCGCGCATTCGCAAACTGAAAGGCGCCAGCGGCGGCTGGGAAATCCAAGCCTTCAAGAACACAGACCTCCAAGGGTCGGTTGACCTGAGGATCGAGGGCGCGGCCAGCAAACCTCGCTCCAAACTCGCAGAACAAG